AGGTTTGCAATTGCTCCAGTTGTGGCGGCTTTTACGCCTTCTGGGATTAGTGCTGCAGGAGCTTTCGCTCCAGCAATAGCCAGGTTAACTGGGTCCATCGCTGCTGCGACCTTCCTGACACCCTGGCTCAATTTACCTGCTTTCGGGACTGCCGCTAAAGCACCACCAGCTCCAGTTGTTAATGCTGATGCGTCAAGTAATGCGCCTACAGGGTCGGTCTTAAAGGTTTCCTTTGCCTTCTCTAATGAGCCATATCTGTCCTTGTAAACACCACCTAGCATATTTGCTGTTTGCTGAAGATCAGCTTCTTTAGAATACCGGCCAACATCAGACAGCTCTGCACCTTCAGGCTTTTCCAAGCCAGCAGCTTCTGCTAAATTTTCTGCTCCACCAAAAAACGCCTCACCCAACGTATTAATAGTTTCTACTGGGCTAGTAATAGCCTGGACCATAGATTTGCCTACATCGTAGGCGCTCCCGGGGATGTTCTTTGCCATTTCAGTGAAATAGCCACTCTCTTCTGCCGGTTGAGCTATTTCTGGAGGAGCTTCTGGTGCTTGCTGAGGGGCTTGTTCTTGCTCATACCTCAACCTGAATTCAAATTCTTCCTCTTCTGTCATTGGCTAGCCTTCCATTCCTGATAGCGCCTTTCCTTTTCGGTGTCTGAGAAGGCTCCTTGCGCTGCTCCTGTCGGTTCAGCTGCTACTGTCGGTTCAGTTGTTCCTGTCGGCTCAGCTGTTCCTGTTCTCTCATATTGCGCCCAGAAACTTTTCACTTTCTCTAAAGCAGCTTTGCGCTGAGAAATAGGTACGGTTGAATCACCTATACGCCCTGCCATTTCTCTGTATAGATTTACGTCTTTATCAGATTGAGCCCCTCTAAATCGCGGCACTTTACCAACAAGCGCACCGCCGATTACCTTTAACTGTGCTGCTTCATCAGCCCCTGCTGGACTTGCACCAAATTGGCCGCCTAACCAATCAACCATTGTTCCGACACCACTAGCGGTAGGCTGTTGATCTCCCTCAAAGATAGCCGTTGCCTCATTGATCAATTGATTCGTTCCAACAGCTGTTTGTGCCCGCTCCTCTTCTGCTTCAGCCTGTGCTTTTTCAGTAACTAATTGTGCTGGAGTTAAAGCAGCTTGGCCAAGTCGCCCTTGACCTGCTGCTGTTACAGCTGCCTTGGTAATTGGATCAGTTAGCGCCTCTGCCTGTCCTGTACCCATCTGTCCAGCATAGCCTTTTGCCCCTGCCAATGCGGCCTGTAGTTCTACATCATCTCGTGATCTACGTACAACTTCATCCTGAGTTAAAAACCCTCCTCCTCGCCTATCAAAGACTCTTATTCCTTGTGGGGTACTTATTGGCTCATAAGAAGGATACCCCCCAGATGCACCTTTAGCAGCAGCTGCTTGATTTTTAAGCATTTGTGTAGCCATAGCAGATTCTTGCAAATAGGGGTCAGCACCTAACATTACCGCTGCACGCTGTGGATCTGGCGCAACTCCAGCTGTTTTTAAGCCTGGAATCTGCTCGCCTTCAAATTGCTCTTCTTGAGACAATTCATAGGGCTGTTCAGGTGTTCCTTGAAGGGCCCCAATTACACGGTCCATGGATTTCTGGCGTTGTTCAGAATACTGTTGGCCTAATTCCTTTTCCTCTTCTGCTACTTTCTGTTCACCATATTTACCAATAAGAGCCTTTCCTAGCTGTCCAACACCAGTGCCCCAGCTGTATGGCACAGAACGGCCTGAAACGCGCTCAGTACCTCCATATGGAGCCATGGACTGCTGTGTTATTGCGTCCATAACGGCCCTTCGCTTCTGCAAGCGGTCCCAGTCTGAAGCTAATGGTGTTCCAGCATATTTAGGCATTATTTAATCATCCCATAATCCACAGCCATATAGCCGCCTATAGTCGAAACGGCTTCTGGCATCACCTTAACTACGTCTTGAGCCATAACCCCTACCTGCCTATCACCGCCCCAAATATAGTCAAATGCATAAACAGGGAAGCCCATAATGCTTATCCCAATCCTTTTTATATTCTTCTTGAGGCGTTTATCAGAAAAAGCAGTGATTCCAGCTGCACCAAGACCCGCCAATCCGCCCCACATCGCATTGTCTTGAGCCATTTTCGCGTTATAATCTCCTAAATCATAGGCGCCTCGCTGCTGTGCTGCCCCAGCATAATTTGGTCCACCAGTGAATTGCTGCTGCCCATATGCCTGGAATTGAGGCATACCAACTTGAGAACCAGTTCTAAAAGCGCTCATTTCATTGATTGGGGTCTGCCTTTGCAATAGCTGTTCTTGGATACCTTGCCCTCGACCCTGTAAGGCCGACGAATATCCCATTCCTGCCATTTGCTCAGCAGCAATCTCAGCCTGTTGCCTTGCATCAGTTTGCTGGCGATCCAATCTATCCATTTCTCTGGAATATGCCTCACTACCAACTGGAATGCCTTGGGCTACAAGTTGGGCTCTTTTTGATTCTTCGTCTCGTGCTCTTTGGGTATCAGTTCTCGCCATCATGGCATCTACAACACTCTGACGGTGCTCACCATATGTCGGCGCAGCTCCTTCGATAGAGAACGGCGTAGAAAAGATTTCACCCATCTGCCCTACGCCTTGCTCACCAAGTTCGGCAAGTCCAGTCTGCATCCTCTGGCTGGCTTCAAAGGCTTTTTGAGCTTCAGGATTAAGCGCTGTTGTTGCTGTCCATTTATCAGGATCACTTACTGTTGTGAATGCTTCCCTTGTTGGCGCAACTGCAGGAGCTTGGGATTGAATTCTCTCCATTCCTGGATCCATATCATCCCAAGTTCTCGGGGCTCGCTTATATGATGTGGTTGGCGTAGTAAGCCCGCGTTCATAAGCATCAAGAGCAGATTGATAGCCTGATTCATCAAATACTGGGTCAGAACCTTGTTGCCAAGTTCTCGATCCGTACGGCGTAAATTCATCAGGCCGATTTGCTAGTGTCTGCAGCCTAGCCGCTTCAAGATCGCCCTTTGCAGTTGCTTCTGCAGCACCTTTATAATCAGGTGGTGGTGGAGCTTTAGGTTTGCTCATTATGCGGCCTCTTCTTTACATTTGATCCATTTGCAATCATCTCTGTGCAACTCCAAAATAATTGTATCCACATTTTTCCTAGCTCCATCCCTTATCCTAGCTATTTCCTTAAAGCCTATTTTCTTATCGAATTTTAGTGCTTTTGTATTCTCGCTACTGACAAAACCTATTGCTGTTTGCCTATCACCGACATTGAAAATGTAATTGAATACTTCATATAGAAAGGTGTAATTCTTCAGTCCAAGCGGATTCTCTATGGCGATATGAACTTGAACACTGCCAGGCGTCCATGAATCCATCAAACAAATACAATATAACTCGCCTTGATCAGATATTGCTGATATTCCTCTTGAATCGCTTATCCTTAAGTGATCAATCTTTTTGACAATCCATTGAATATGTTCCTCAGTAGAAGGAACTATTCTCATAGAATTCCGCCTCGCTCATAGACATAATCACATGAAACCCATTTAACAGTATAACTAGCTGTTTCTACTCTAATTCCGCCTGATGCGCTATATCCAACATTATTATTTGGCGATGACCATTGCCTGACTACTAACAACTCGCCTGTCCATAATGCACCATCCCATATTGCCGTATCCCACAATGATGCGGCAGGTGCTGTATATGTGCTTGTTCCTGTTATTTCATTATCTGTAAAATCTACATCCATCCCGACGCCATATGTAATACTTCCGTTCACTCGGAAAAGCGGGCGGAAAAAATTAAATCTCTTCTGTTGTGACGTATTACCAAAATAATTAAATGCTGCTTTACCCAAAGCAACTATCTGATCATCGCCATCACTCGTTCCGATCCAAGCTTTTCTTATACCTGCTTCAAGCCCAAAATACAGTTCTTTGTTATATTCAACAAAGCATTCGCCATCCCAAGAGTTAAATTCACACCAGGATTTAGTGATGGTGTTCATCACATATTGCTTATGCTCACCACCTTCTGCTATCGGAATATTGAAGATTAAAGCTTCTTCAGCTGGATATAATGTTGCCTCCCAGCCGAAATTGTCACCATATGAAGCAGCAACCTCATTAAAGGCATCTTCGATTTTATTGGTTAGCGCAAATGTTGTGTCTATCTGAGCAGACTGCAGCGCAGTTGATAATGGGAAAGCCCCATTTTGAATAATGGCAATCAAGTCCCCGCCAAACTTAACGTGACTCCTGCGTCCTAATGGCTTCCCAACAAAATAAACACCCGTCAAGACCCATTGTGAAGCTGTAGAGGGATCAGTGCCACGATATACGACAACCTCTCCCTCAGATGTCATGCATACCAAGGCATCGTCTGGGCCATCACCAGAGTCAAAGGACCATGTTGCTGTCCACATTAAATATCCGCCTTTCCTGCATAATGAGGAAAGATCGAATTCTATTAAATTACCGCCAGCCGCATTAGCCGATGGATACCAAAATGATAATGAGTCTTTTTCAACAAAGATAAGCCTACCTTTATATTGACTCACATTGACTATATCTGTTGATGTCAATCCTATTAGTGCAGGACTTGTTATTGCATCAACAGATAGCCATACAGAGCCGTTATAATATAAAGGTTTATCCACACCATTGACCATAATCAGCCAGTTGGTCGTACCATCACCAAAATTGGTGTATTGGAACTCACCTTCTGTCACAGTTGCTGATTGAGCTGTTGCTACACCTGGAGATGATGCATCGTAAACATCAGTATCAGAAACGGCGAACATTTCACTGTTGCCGTCCAGCTTATTATAAACAGCTAATGTTTTTACAAGGCCTGTGATATTTGAAGCATATTCTTCTCTGCCGCCTCGCATTCTCACATCTGATGTGGTTGGAAACCAATTAATGAGCTTTGTTGCATCAGTTGGTGGCATATTTGCCAGAGCATCCCTGGCATTCCAACCACCAACAGGTGCTGGCGTACTATAAACATCAACAGTTTGAGCACGAGGAGCTTTTGTTCGTATTGCTTGTCTCACGGCAACGGCCAAAATCCTTGGTTAATTATGATTTTAGGAGATGATTGATGCTCTCTATTATCTTGATGCAACACTTTCTGCAGCCCCTGTCTTGATAGAGCATTTTCTACCATCTTTTCATATGTCCTGAAATCTTCGGCATATTCAAATCCCTTTTCTTTCTTCCATCGCCATCTTAAGCCCATCTGGATAATAGGCTCAGGCAGATCTATGGTGTCAGAATCTCTTGTGAAATATTGCTGCCTGCCACAATTTATCCAGGCCCATGAGACATATTCAAAAGCCCATGTATTTCCCGCTACAGCATCAGGAGTGACTAGTAATTCGCCACCCCTGATTCTTGCCATATAGCGAGGAGCTGTATTCGCGAAGCCTTTCTCAGCTTGCCAATCCGGACCATCAATAACCAATACCGGTAGATTTTCTGTTCTATCCCAAATTGTGTCGTTTTTAATATATCTGAAGCATTCATCAGCTATATCTGCAATGTACCCTTGCGATTCTCCAGCTACCGTTGTATGTAATGCCTCCCTGGTTAGCACCTCCCAACTGCCTCGCCCAGATAAATCATTCCCCTCTTCTTCAAGAAGTGAATAAATCTGTGCAATCTGTGTATCTGTCGTATCAATAACCACTGTTGGTACTGTGATATTGGTTCTACGACAAAACCTCTGAACGGTAGTTAGCAGGCTCATAGCTTATTCCTGTAGCTTTTTGAGGATGGTTTCTGGCTTCATCAGATGATGTGGTTTCTTACCGAATTTTTCTTCATAGAGTTCTGCTGGGGTCTTTTCAAGACCTACATTTTCCATGGATGAAGGATATGGCTGCTGAAGGTTATTAGCCTCGCCATCCTGAGCATCCATACGAATTTCAAACCGTTTGATCTGATCCTGTAGAGATTGGATTGTCCCTTTTAATTGATCATTTTCCTTCTCAAGCGATGCTATCTGCATTGTGAGCGGTCCATGATCCTTAGCTGCTTGCAGCCAAGCCCTAGCCTTGTTCTTTAGGTCATGGGCTCCCATCCCAAGGCGCCGCATAGCTTCATCATTAGCTTGTGCAAGATCTTCAACAGACCTACATCCTGCATTCAGAAGATTCTTGCATTGTGCTGGAGAAATAGAACTCCAATCCTTTATAGGCGTTCCATCTACTGGCGGGTCCTGTCCATCCTGCCAACGCCTATAAGACTCTTGCCATAAATCGAGATGTTTCTGAGGAATCCGGCCTGCACGCACATTCTTCTCAACTGTCGAGAACCATGCTGCTACTTTTTTCTCTACAACATCTTTTGAATATGGAGGGGTGATTAGCGCGTAATCTTCGTCTTTTGATACATGATGCCCCTCAGATAGTGTCCTCTCACTATCAGTTACTGCACGTCGCTCAAATCGAACATATGCCGGACGATTTTCATCACGCTCTAAAATTTCACCTACTGACATGTCTCTCTCCTGTCTGGATTAGTTACATAAAATAATACTGCTGTTTCTTGTTCGTCTGCCCATTCGATATCATAACCATTTGAGATGAATTGGCCTCTCCACCATTCATACGAATTTACCGTTAAATGTAGCGGCTCTCCGATCAGAGCGCCAAGCGAATCATCAACAGTACTAATCTGGAAAAATACCTTTCTCCCTGCATTCATAATATTGGCTATTGTTTGGGCAACCAATTCTGTCGGGATATGCTCCATAACATCAGTACAATAGCCATATTCGCCACGGATTGGCATTGGCTTTGACAGATCAGCCTGAATAAATGAAAGCGAAAGCGCTTCATGATCTCGACAGTTATCTGTGAAATCTATAAGAATAACGGCGTAACCTTTTTGGGCTAATTTTATGCCTGCCCTGCCCGTTCCACAGCCAAAATCCAAAATCAGCCCATCTGGTTTGGCAATATCAATAAATTGGTCGACCAAATGTTCGCCAGGAGCCACCATTCGATATGCAGGCATCCCCCACATAAGTTGGTATTTCTCTTTTTCTGTAAGGTCTTCGTGTTTTGTGTTGTAAATTGTCTGAAGTAATCCTTCTCCATAAACATGAAGGGTACATCCAGCATTCTTTAAGGCTAAAGCATTTAGCGGGAATTTCTCAGCCTGTCCTTTCATAGCGACCGATGCTTGGAATTTCTTCCCATTCCATTCAATTTCAGTAGTTGGCATAAATTGATTTATGGTTTGCTCATAGGAATGAGATTTCCCATCAAAATACGAGCTGTCATAACCAAACAGATGCAATTCCCGGTACCCTTGAGAGAAGGCCAGTGACAACGCCGCATTCCCAACTGTAGACCCAGCACCCAACAATACATACCCACCCTGTTTTACTCGATCTTCCGGTAGATATTTCTCAATTGTATCAAGGCCAAAATGTACTAATGTAAGGTCATTAACCTTCTCTAGGGTCTTTGGATTACACTGAGATGCGAAAAAGTGATTTGGGACATCAGTATTTACCAATTCCGCTGTTTCCTTCTTGGCATCAACAATCAACTGCCAATCAGGCTTAATGCCATTATCTTGAGCCCATTTAGACGACCCATTCATGGTAATGATTAAGGCATCTTTCAGAGCTTTTATATCATCAATATGATTATTTGCTGACCAACCACCACCAATCAGAACAGCAACACCATCATGCTTAGGCTTAATCTCTAACCAGTTTTCGTAGTTCTTTGAGTTTTCCTTAACGTTCGAAATTAATTCATCTTCTGACGTATTCCCTACGACCATCACATTAAGTTTTAACCCATCTGTTGCATCTGGGTTCTGATATTCAGTTTGAATGATTTCATATTTGGGAACAGCCATAAAATTCTCTTGTCTGGATTAATTTAACGATATTGAGAAAGGGGGCATTTCTGCCCCCGATCAATTACGTACCAGAAGGCCCGTGCGGGCGATTAATCATCACCGTTACAAGATCTGGCGCTGCTACCGAAACAGCAGAGGCAACAACAGCAACAACAGCACCATGAAGTCGCAATCCGGTTGCCGCTGCAATCGCCAATCCAGCAGAAGATGCAAGATACGCATCAGCGGCAAAGGATGTAGTTGATAGTTTGGCTACCTGGGCAATGCCGCTTATCTGGTACCAACCATAATAACTGGCAGTACAGATAGACATTGCCACAGCAACAGGATTAGGAGCATCAAGTGCAGCACTGTGCAGACCGCTTTGATAGCTAGTGTTATATTCGACAATATCGCCAACAATTGTCGAAGCAACACCTTGCAGGTAAATAAACTCACCTTCGCCATAGGTGGGATCGTGTCCACGAACAGTAGTACCTAAAGGCTGGTTTTGGGTTGTATCCCTAGTGGCGATGCCTTGAGCACCCGCATAATTACTTACTGTAAATGCCATGATTTTTTCTCCTTAAGCGAGGATCAGGCCCTGCTGATTACGGTTAGAGCAAGTCAAGTTGCCCATCCAGAGAATCGGAATTACAACGCCATCCTGATTGATAGGACGCTGTTCTTCTACAATCTCCATGTCTGCATCACGATGGACACATAGACCTAGATACTCGGTATTAATAAAGTAGCCATGCGTATCAGGGATACCTGAATTTCCATCAAACAGAACATCTGCACCTTTATACTTCAGAGTGGAAAAGCCACCATCGGCACTGGATGAAGTTGTGTAACGCTTAATAGAAACCTGAGATGTTTCAAAGTACTGATAATAGGTATTATCCATTACGATCAGGTCTGGCTGATCATCAGGACCACGATCCAGATTGAGCCACAAAGGCAACATCATGGAGTTTTCAATGGTTGTTGCACTCGGAGTTACTGAGTTGTCAGAAGCGTCAAAAATCTGACTGAGCCAGAATGAATATGTGCTGGAGTTAATACCACCGACCGTACCCGTTCCAAGGTCAGAGATGATAGCCTGGAGGCCATTAATCTGGTTAGTTGCAGTACCATCTGAATAGAGATCTTCAGAGAAGTTATTCGCAAAAGTGCGCTTTGCATTCTTGATGCGGGCTTTTGCCAGATTGATGATACGGCTTTCGCCAGAGTTGATGCGCAATTCACGACCGCTTGCTACAACGTTGATAGCAATCTGACGCCACTGATATTCAGCTGCACTGATAACGTCAGATGCCTGAATGTTCAGAGTATCCCAATCGCTATAACGCTGATACGTTGCGTTTTCTGCATAATCGAGCGGAGTTGCGATGGTAAGACCGCCATCCTCGCTCCGGTAATTGCCTTTCTTCATGATGTACTTATAGAGTGCATTGCGGTTGGAGATATTATCTTTGATCTCCTTGCGATGCTTACGGAATGTGGTAGACACCAGTTCCGTAAAAGTGCTGTTAGGTGATGCCATGACAGGCTCCTTTTAGTGTGAACGTGATTGAATGTCGCGGTAAACTTCCCGCATGGTGTCTTCCATCGTTCCAGTTGGCTCTGTAGAAGCTTTGCTGGTGTCTCGACCTCTGACGTTTGCTGCTTTTGCTTTTTGTGCTTTTTGGGCTTCCTTTTTCGCATCATCAAGAGCTTTCGTTTCTGCGTCTTTCGCAGTTCTGTCAATCTCTTTTTGACGTGTTACAGGATTTAACCAAATAGCATTTTGGTACGCATCCTCCAAATCATATCCGGCATTAATCAGTGGTACGATTTGCTCGGATACTTCATCGAAGAACTCATGGGCAGGATCAGAGGCAAATGCGTCTACATCCTGTGAAACACGGTCGTGAGCTACCTGTTGGGCGTGCTGTTGCGACTGTGCATAATGGTTTTCAAGGTTACTAACCTTGTCTTGCATTGCTTTTAGTGCCGGATCTACTTCTTTTTGTTCCCCGTCTAAAGACACATTGTAACTTTGAGCTAACTGCCTGATAAGGCTAACCCTGCCAGCATCATCAGCTGTTGATAATCTGTAATGCGCGTTCATCAGATTTTTGACCAGCGCGCTTTCATTAATGCCTTGAGATTTTAATATTTCTGCATAAGGCGACATGATATCTCGCATATCACGGCCTCTGTTGGCATCGTCCCGATCTTTTTCAAGCCCTTCCCTCATCTGCTCTTCGCGCTGCTCTACATAATCTTGAACGGCTGGATCTAACCCGTTCCAGAATTCATGCATTTCCTTCTTCCATGACTGTGGAGCATGGCGTGTTTCGACTTGTTCAACCTGCTCTTCTTGTTCTGTTTCTACTTGCTCGGGCTCAACTTCTTGCTTAGTCTCTACCTCCTGCTGTTCGCTTTCAGGCTCGACACCAAACAAATCAGAACTGATGGAATCCATTGCAGCATCCATATCAATGCCACTTTCTGTACTTTCTGAACCGCTGTCTGCGAGTTCTTCACTCATGGTTAAATCCTCGTATATTCACAATCGGCCCCAGATGTTAACTCTTCGGCCAGTTTCTCTCGTTTACGAATGGGCATTTTCTCGAATTCCGCCTCAACAGTTTCATCCATGGCTTTCTCTAATTTGGCCTCCTCAGTCTCCATGTGAGAGGTGATGTGCTTTTTAAGGCTTGGCTCATAATCAACACAATCATGCTCCGCCATGTCCTTTCGGCGTTGTTTGTAGGATGTAATCAGCTTCCCTGATGCAGGAGAGAGATAACTATCCCATGGAGCCATATCGCAATTAATCATTGTCGGAACAATGACACGTTTGGCCTCCGATCCACATTCGCATGTTTGAGGTTTCTTGTAATCTTTCAGTTTTAGAATTCGGTCAAATTTATGACCGTTTTCGCATTCGTAAGTATATATAGGCATTAGTCATCTACTAAAAGTAATTCGAAGTCTATTGATACTTGAGACACAGCACCGTCGCCCTGCGCCTCAAACCATATGTCTGTTTCTCCAGCAAGTGTTAATTCTGGACTGGATGGATCATAAACGAATCCTGGCGATTCAACCCCATCCCAAAATAGTTTTAATCGTTTTGAGGGCACTGGAGCAGTAGTATTGCTAATATCATTTCTGGTAAAACAACGAATATCAGTCGTTTTATTCGAATCCACAGTGGCATGAACAGATAACAAGTAGCCTGTCGTGTCTGCCGGGACAGTAAAGACTGCATCCTGTGACTGTCCTTCGCCGGCAGCTATAGTAAGGATGTCTGTACCGCCAGCTCCGTTTTCAATAACAACATCTCCAGTATTAGCGCCGCCATAAGTTCCACAAGACGATACCCAAGATCTATGAACCCTCCAGAATGATTTTGCGGATGCGGCACTTGCTGTTGCCCCATCTGGTAACAAGGTATCTGTTTCTTCTGCTAGTGTAGTTTCAACGATGCCTTGAACGGTTACTTCTCTTGCGCCAGCGCCTGCGTCTTTGTCATCTGCTGCATTACCAGCCTTCGTTCTAACGGTTGTTGCCGCGGATAAAACATGAGCTGCCTGGCCCAAGATTGTGACAAATGCCCACGATCCATTGGGAACGGCATCATTCCGTCCGAATTTATGGACTAATGATTGCCCGGGGACCTCTCCTCTTGCAACTCGGATAAGGTAATCTTCGGTAATCTCTTTGATTGTGCTAATAGGCAATTGAACCATCCTCCCCATTAGCGGTAAATGTCAAAGCATCTCCCGTTCCTGTAG